ATACGAATTTACAGACGAAGCCGCAGCAGACGCGCTTATAAATTCTTTGCCTTCAATATACGACGAAGAACTAGAAGAAACTACACCAGCGCACAGCCACACTATTGTAAAGTTAGGACACATAGTATTAACACCTGGCGAATATGAACTAGACGAAGACGGCGAACTAGTAGAAACTACAGCGCCTGTACTAGCTGATAACTACAGCATAGACGTACTTTGGCAAGGTATAGACCAGCAGCCAGAAGACTGGGTAGACTACGAAATAACACTAGAAGACAACGGCGTACATACGTTTTTTGGTATTGATTACGTATAAAAAAAATTACGTAAATTTGTAAAAAATAAAACGACTTATGGCTAGTACAGTATTTAACGGAACAGACCTACTTTTAAAGGTTTCTTCTACAGACGGAAGCGAAGCGAATATAGGACACACTACAAGCTGTACTATATCTTTGAGCGCAGATTTACCAGAAGCTACTACTAAAGACAGCGGCGGCTACCAGGAAGTTATTGCTGGTTTACGTAGCGGTGAAATTTCCTTCGAAGGTTTAGTAGACTACACCGACAGCCAAAACGCTGCGGAACTAGGCGACTTTTTACTAAACAGAACAAAACTATTTTTTGAGTTTGGAACTGCCGAAACTGGCGACCAACTTTATAGCGGTGCTGGTTTTCTTAATAGCTTAGAAGTAAGCGCTGAAATGGAAAGCCCAGTAACGTATAGCGGAAGTATTACTATTACAGGTACTATTTCGTCTACTACAAACTAATAAAGAACTAACAGCCCTAGCGTAAGGAACTAGGGCTAATTTTTTTAATATGGCAAACAGAAAAAGGGGGTACTACACTCTAAAACTAGGCGGTAAAAACCGCACACTTCATTTTAGTATGAACTTCTGGGCTAACTTTACGGAAGCCCTAAATATACCCTTAGACGGTATAGGCGACGTTTTCGCCAACGGTTTAAGTTTAGGCGCTATTCGTGATTTAATTTACAGCGGACTACTAGCTAACGACCAGGAACTAGGTAACGAAATAGACTACAATAAATTTACTGTAGGCGCCTGGTTAGACGACCTAGAAAGCGAACAGCTAAACGACATAGTAGCGGCGCTAATGGAAACTAAACTACTAGGAAACCAGCTTAATATGGGCGTAGAACGCAACCCAAAACCAGCGAAAGGCGAACAGCAAAAAAAAACAAAGCCCTAACCTGGGACGACCTACTAGACTACTACATAGGGCAAATAGGAATAAACCCTAGCGACTTTTGGGCTAACACCTGGAACGAAAACCAGCTACTAGGCGAAGCGCATAGCATACAAAATTACGTAAACTGGGAACAGACGCGCTATATAGCTACTATGCTGTACAACGTAAACTGTACTAAGCGTAGCCAAATGGTAAAACCAGAACAGCTACTACCACTACCGCAAGACGTATATACTAAAAAAGCTACTGCGCCTAAAAGCACTAGGGAACAGTACGAACGCTTTTTAGAACGGTCCGCTAGGGCTAAGGCTGGCGGCAGTAAAACAGTAGCAGACTTCAAAAATAACAACGGCTAAAAATTTCGTAATTTTACAGCTATAAATTTACACTATGCCAGACCAAAAACTTAGGGTAATACTAGAAGCCAAAAGCGATAAGCTAATAAAAGCGTTAGATAAGTCTAGCGTAAAATTAAAACAGTTTGGCGAAGACGCTACTAGAATAGGTAAAAAACTAAGTATAGGGCTTACGCTACCTATTGCTGCTGCTGGTGGCGCTGCTATAAAGCTAGCTAGTGATTTCGAAGAAAGCCTAAATAAAGTAGATGTAAGTTTTAAAAGCAGTAGCGAAAGCGTAAAAGAATTTTCTAAAACTACTTTAACGCAGTTTGGAATAGCCCAAGGTACAGCCTTAGATATGGCCGCACTATTTGGCGATATGGGTACTAGTATGGGTTTAACTACCCAAGAAGCTGCGTCAATGTCTACTAGTTTAGTAGGGCTAGCTGGCGACTTAGCTAGTTTTAAAAACATACAAGTAGAAAGGGCTAGCGAAGCCTTAGCGACTATTTTTAACGGCGAAACTGAAGCTTTAAAAAAGCTAGGTGTAGTGATGACTGAAGCGAATTTACAAACATTTGCATACAGCCAAGGTATTACAAAAAGCGTTAAAAAAATGACGCAAGCCGAAAAAGTAGCGCTGCGTTACCAGTTTGTAATGCAAACTACAGCTAACGCGCAAGGCGATTTTGCCAGAACCCAGGACGGCGCAGCTAACCAGATGCGTATTTTTACAGAAAGCCTAAAAGAAATAGGCGCTAACCTAGGGCAAATTTTACTACCAGCTTTTACCGATATAGTAACAGCAGTAAATAAGGCGCTTAAAGCCTTTATGGACTTAGACGAAGGCACTAAAAAAACTATATTAATTTTAACAGGAATAGTAGCTGCTGTAGGTCCGTTTCTAATGATGCTAGGAAAACTACCAGGACTATTAAGCCTAGCGGCTGGCGGCTTTAGAGTTTTAACCGCAGCTATGATAGCTAACCCTATACTAGCTGTAGCTACTGCTATAGCAGCCGTAACCGTAGCTTTAGTACAATATAGAAAAAGCCAAAAGAAGGCAAACGAAGAAGCGCTTAAACAAATGGACGCCGCACAACTAGGCGAAAAAATAGAAGCGCTAGAAAAAAGAAAACAAAGCCTTTATAAACGCGGATATAAAGACGGACAGCATAGAGTACAGCTAGTACAGGACGAAATAGACGTATATAAAAAGCAGCTAGTAGTAGTAGAAGAAGCTATAAAAGCTAACGAAGACCTAGAAAAACAAAAAAACAAAACAGCCGCCGCACCAAAAAAAACAAAAACAACTACAACAACTAGAAAGCCAGTGTCTACAGTAAGCGCCTTAGGCGCTACAGCTGGTTTTTCTACTGGAACTACCGAGCAGTTAAATTTACAAGCTGGTAGTAGTTTACTAGGCGAAATGCAAACAGTAAATACAGACCCTGTAGCTATGTTAGCAGCTAGTGTAGCTGGTAGTACAGAAGAATTAAAAAGCAAGCTAAGCGCCGCAAATGAAGTAGTAAGGGCTAAAGGTATGGAACAGCAACTAATAGCCCAGGAATTAACCGCTGGTATGAACGACATTATAAACAACGGTGTACAGGGTATAGTTTCTGGACTAGCCGAAGCGGTTACAGCTGGCGGTAATGTAGCTGGCGCTATGGCTAAAGTACTACTAGAAGGTTTAGGTAATATGGCTATACAGTTAGGGCAGTTAGCCCTTTCGTCTGGTCTTGCTATAGAAGCCATAAAAAAGGCTTTAACTAGTTTAGCTGGTCCTATTGCTATTGCGGCTGGTATAGCCTTAATAGCGCTAGGTAGTTTTGTAAAAGGTAGGGCTGCGGCTATAGGAAATAGTAAGGGTAATACTTCTAAGGTAAGCGGACCACGTAGCGGCGCTGTAGCGGCGTTTGCTAACGGTGGAATAGTTAGCGGTCCAACACTAGGACTAATGGGCGAATACGCAGGCGCTAGAAGTAACCCAGAAGTAATAGCGCCACTAGACAGGCTTAAAAACTTAATAGGCGACAGACAAGCGCAGCAAGTGAACGTAGGCGGCGAATTTAGGCTACAGGGACAAGACCTAGTAGTAGCACTACAACGCGCCGAAAAACAACGCGGTAGAATTAAATAAAAAAATATGGCTTACGGCGTAAAATTTAGACTGGACTTTGAAGACCACGAAGGCAACGGCAAAAGACTAGATATATTAAAGGACGGATATACAGGCGAAATACTACCGCTAGTAGGTGGCGCAGACCCAGTTAAAATAAAGTGGGACGGCGACGACGACTTTTATAGCCCTATTATTGGTAGCACTTGTAACATAAGCCTATACCAAACAGACGAAACAAACTACGACGACTTTTTTAACGAACCAGAACGCGAATATAAAGTAGAGGTATATACAGCCCAGGCAATACGCGACGAATTTAAAAATAACGTACAGCTAGACGGTGGAATAGTAGAAGCTGCCGACTGTTTAAACGGTAGCTATTACGATACAGGAACACTACTACAAAGCCGCGTAATAAACGACGGCGGTATAATGGAAGCTGTAGACTGCGTTAGTAATGTACTTACAGAAACCCAAGACAACTATACACTATTCTGGACTGGCTGGCTACTTAGCGACCAATTCGCGGAAGTAATGGCACCAAACCCACAACCAGTAAACCTAACAGCTATAGACGGACTAGGCGAACTAGACAACTATTTTATAGATAACAGTTATTATAGTATATCTTTTGGAGATTTAAAATTTACACTAGCTAGCGTTATATGTAAAGCGCTACAAAATTTAGGGCTAGATATAGAAGTACTACTAAACAACGATATAGCTGTAATAGATTTACTAGGAACTAACTACAACCTTTATACACGCGATTTTACAGGGAACGAACAGGTTTTTTTTAGTGATGTATACGAATTTTTTAACGTAAAAGAATTTTTAGAAAATATACTAAAAAATATAAACGCTAGAATTTTCCAAGCTAATGGGCGCTGGGTAGTTTTAAATAATAGTACTTACAGCGAAGAAGCTATAATAGACTACGTAAAAGACTATAAAGACGAAAACGACGAACTACCAGAAGGTATAGGAACTATGCGCCAGGAATACTTAAAAGGCGGTATAGAACGACTATATTTTAAGCGTTTCAATAGTAGCGGTACATACCAGGAAGACTATAACCACGAAGGTTTACGAACTGTAAGAACAGACCTACAGCCACTAGAACAGAACCTAACACGCGAAGCTGAACGCGGCTACAAAGCTGTACGGTTTAAAGTACCGCCTATAAAAGGAATAGTAGACTATAACGACGACGTAGGTTTTGAATTTCAAAATACTACACACTGGACTATATTTAATGGTAGTTTTGTAACAGACCAAATAGCATTAAGCGGAAGTAAAAGTTTTAAAACTACAGCTACTAACAGCGGAAGTATACCTACTAGCTTAGCTATTACAGGTTCTTATAGCGGTAACCGAGACGTAGCTATGAAGCTAAGGCTAAACTATTACTACGACACAAATAACGCTACACAGTCTACTACGTTTTATAATAGGTTCTGGTGCCAAGTTTATTTTGTTTCTGGTTCTACTTTTTACTATGATGTAGCAAATCAAAACTGGACTACTACAGCTAAATACTTCTTTTTTGAAAACGACAAAGGGGTAGCCGACCAATGGGTAAGCCAGTCTTTAGATATTGCAAAACTACCAGCAGCGGCTGCGCAAAGTCAAACGGTTTATTTACGTATATACGGACCTAGAAACTATTTAACTAATTACCAAGGCGTTTATATAGATAACACCGTAATTTTTAAGGACGAACTAAGGACCGCTATAAATGAACGCTTACTAACGCAAGACACTACTACAAACGTAATAATAAATGACACCGAAATAGACCGCGAACTATTTAATTTTACACTAGGTTATACAGACGTTTACGACAGTAGCGACTTGTCTAGTTTTAGAAGACCCTACCAGGCTACAGCTAAACAGCAACTAAACGACTTTAGGAACACAGTACTACGTTATGAAGGTACACTATATAATAATAAAACCGCGCCGCTTACACCAATGGATAAAATACGGATAAACTTTACAAACTTTAGCGAAGGCGACAGCTTAATACTAGACGGTTTAACGTATAGCTTAAAAACAAATAGGTACGATATAATAGCACACAAACCAAACCAAAACAACGATACTGCGGCTACAGAAACCACTAAAACAGAAGTTTATAGCTACGATTAACCAGAATTAACAGCCCTTTGTTTGCTGCGAAACCTACCTGTATGCCTAGCGCTGGGTAGGTTTTTTTTTACTAAATAGTTTAAGAATTATTTGCATAGTTTAAAATCTATTTGTAGTTTAGCGGTAAAATATACTATATGTATAAAGATTTATTCACAGCTGAAATGCGCAAGCTAGGCTACACTTTAAAGGATATATGCGAACTTATAGGCGCTAAATACCCTACGGTATATACGCGTCTAGATAGTCCAGAAACTTTTAGAGTAGCTGAACTTCGCGCGTTACATAAAGCTGGTTTTAGTTTAGATGTAACTTTTAATTTAATAATAAACAAGTGAAAACAGTAAATATAAAAGGTAAGGAATATATAACCGTAAACGAACGGCTTATACATTTTCGAACCAAAGCCGCCTATAATGGCTGGCGAATAGTAGAGGACGTAATAAGTCTGGACGACAAAGAAGGCGTATTTAAAGTAACTATTTTAGACCCAGACGGTAACGAAATGGTAAGCGCCCACGCCCAGGAATACCGCGACAGTAGCTATATAAATAAAACGTCGTTTTTAGAAAACGGCTTTACAAGCGCTTTAGGGCGCGCTATGGGTTATTTAGGAATAGGTATAGACACTAGCATAGCTAGCGCAGAAGAAATAGGTAACGCTGTAAATAACCAAAGCGGTAAAAATGAAAACCAGGATAACAAACCCTGGCTAAGCGATACCCAATTTAACGCAACCCTAAAG